CATATCACCCAGCATTAACGTGCCGGATGCACCCGATGAAAAAATATTGTCACCACTACCAATACTCACCTGAATTTTGTCAGTCCGGTCATCTGGTACATAAAACGATGTATTTCCAACTAATGAGCGGTTGCAGTACAGACTGGCTGAGACATAGCCGTTTTCGTTTCGCGTTGCGAAAATTTCATAGTAATAACTGGCTGCTTCATCAGGATACGGGGTTGTAAATGAATAGCCATTAATCCTGATGTGGGATGGCGAAGATGAATATTTCTTTCCCGCACTTAATGTCAGACGAAATCCCAGCTGTACAGCTGAGGCTTTTAAGTCCGGAAGTGTGCTGTACAGTGTGACATATGAGGATGTCGTGAAAATCAGCCCCGTTCTTTCTACAGTATTTACGGCCTGAGTGCCACGACAGACGGATGTTACAGAACCGGACATATCATTGATAAGCGTGACACCGTTTTCGTTCAGTGCTGAAATAATATTTGTTGAATAATAGTTCTCGCACAATCCCTCATTCGCCGGAATTTGTCGAAAACTTTCGAGTTTAATAATATTCAAAGCGGCTCTCCTTTTATTTTATGTCATTCGGACGTGACCACAGCAAAATGCAGTCCCGGGTGATTAATCAATAACGGTTCACGGGTTCTGCTGGCTGTCTGCAACTGCATGCTGTTAACCGGTACGGGGGAGCGGGTCCTGTATCCCGTCTGCAACTGTGCGCTGTTCATGGTCATGGGGTCCGTTGTCGGCAGACCTGAGTGCAATTGCGCCCTGCTGAGTACCAGTGGCTCTGCCATCGGACGGGCGGCATAAAAGTTAATCCGGTTAATTGTCAGCGGCTTACCTGTCAGTGCCGGAACAAGTGCAAAATGCAGCCCTGCACGGTTAACCGTTAACGGTTCTTCTGGTTTATATCCGGCCTGAATCTGTATGCGATTAACGGATAATGGCGGACCGGACACAGCCTCATCGTTACCATCGGTGTAAAAAAACTCATACCCTGTTCCACCCATGCGGTAATTTTTCAGGAGACATTCCAGCTCGCGGGTGCGTCCGCTGATTAATGGTGTCATGACATCATCAACACAGGTAAAACGCCCGGCGTCGCTGTCCTGAACCTCCACTTTCAGCAGCCAGCGATACCGCGCCGGATGCAGCGGGTACATGCAGTCGCGCAGGCAGTGATGCGGCAGAACGGCCGTCACCTTGATGGTGAAGCCCAGCGCCGCAGCAGCGGCTTCAATCTGCCAGGTTGCCAGCCCACCCTTGCGGCGGTATTTCTCCACCACGGCACGACGGCGGGCTTCCGTTGTGGTGGCGGCAATTCCGCATTCCGGCAGCGCCAGATACTGCTCCCACTCCGGCAGCAGCTGGAGCGTGGTTTCCGGGCGCATCTCCACATGCAGACGCGAGGCGTCGTATTCAATGCGGGTTAAACGCGCTGCAAGCGCCCTTAAAAAACGGTTTAAATCCGCGTCGTTATCACGCGGCCATGCTTTACCCCGTGGCATGACCTGTTGCAGTGCGGTCAGCCATTCCGTCACGCTGTGAGCCATGTCACCTCCCCGATGGTGATAAGCTCATCCACATCACTGGTGGTGTCTTCCCCGATGTTGAGAAAGTAATCTGTAATGCCGGATGTCATACCGATGGCCGTGCGCAGCGAGGACACCGGCAGCATCTGACCAGGGGCCAGCGTTTTCTGTAATGCGGTCAGGTTTGCCCGGACGGCGTTCCTGTTCGCCTGGCCGTCCGGTGTCAGACGGATGGACAGGTCGACTTTCTTCAGCCTGACCTGAACCGGCCAGACCTCAATGCCGCCCGGTTTGCCCACCATAACCCCAGTGGCCGGGTGTTTGTGGCAGAACAGATACTGCTCCATTGTCTTCAGGTCTTTGCGGGTCGGTACAATATCTTCACGATCATCGTAAAGCCATGCCAGTCCGACCGTGCCGGGGCCGTGCCACGCATCCCACGCCCACGCGCGGCTGACGCCAGCCACTTCGCGAGCCCAGATGACGTAATCATGCAGAGCACCGCCCACCGGGGGATTGCGACGCACATACAGCAGACGGTCCAGCAGCTCCGCGATGGATTCAGTGTCTGCGCCACCGGTGATGCCACCTTCAGCCACCACGCCTGCACTGGCCGTTCCGGGCAGCGGAGATAACAGGGTCAGCACGGCACCGGCAGCAAGATTACCCGCCACCCCGGCTTCTTCAGCCTGCACAATGACGGTGACCTCGCCGTCCCGTACCTCACCGGATGTGAGCACCTGGTACACCTGATTCGTGTCGGACTGCATCCGTGTTTCAGCCGGAAGGAGAGACTGACTGGTGAAGGTCACCGGCCCGCTGGCAAAGGTGGCCTGTTTGCGGATAACCCCTTCATACGTTGCTGTTTTGATAATGGTTTCATCATCAGACGTGGCGGACGGGATTATCTGGTCCTTAATCCAGCTCTGATGGTCGTATAAATCCCGGACCTGACTGCTGAATGACACGTTCAGCGCCTGCTCAACACTGACAGGCGGCAGCTTTTGCAGGCCGAGTTCATACGCAATATCTTTTTCGCCGTCGGCAATCAGTTTGCCCAGCGTGGGGATTTCATACGGCATTAATGGTGGCCTCCCATCGACGGGTGATTTCGATTGTGAGCGTGGTTTTGTCCGGGCGGGTTAACACCACCTGAAAGGCAATACAGTCAGGGACGATGATTCTGGCCGTGACAGTGGCGTTACGGGCGTAACCGGCCCGCAGCAGCGGTTGCATGGACAGCCGTGCGTAATCTTCCACGCGCAGGCGGACATCTTCCGTCAGCTTTTCACGCTCAAGCAGCCACAGGCGGGAACCCCACGAAAAATCGCTGTATGTGTCGCCCGGCCAGCCACGCGGGTCGCCGGAACCATCAGGGATGACATCATCGTCATCAGCGCGGGCATCGGTGAAAAGGCAGATAAGAACCTGAGTGACCAGCCCCTCATCCCGTGAGAGGCCGTTATGGGTGACGGTGATGTCACCCCGTGAGAGCATGTTATTCCAGCGGATTCCTGTCGTCATACGGGCGGTGATGTCTTCTCATTGTCGCCGTCCTTATGAATATGATTGCTGAAAGATTTACCGTTGATGGTGACATCTTCAGTAAATTCACAGGGACCGACGAATTTCATTTGTTTACCGATAATATTCAGCAATTCGTCGGCGGTGAGATTTACCGTTTTCCCTGAAACGTCTAATTGTTCCCCTGTTATTTCAATAACGCCGTTTTCCTTCAGGGTAATGTGTGATTTTCCGTCCCGGTGATACAGCCGGACGTCGCCGGGGGACAGGTCTTTAGGGCGACATCGCTTGTCCTCCACTGCGATGGCAACCAGCCCGTCACGCCGTCCGCCAACGGCCAGCACTATGGCTTCTGAACCTTCCGGCGGAACGGAAGTAAAACCGTAATTCTGGAAGCGTTCCACGTCGTCATCGGTGGCATCTGCCAGCGTCTGGATTTGCAGGTTCTGCCGCTCCAGACTGTCAGACACCATGCGGACAATGGCACGGTCAACCATCAGCCGCAGACGGCGGGTAATTGCGCTTAATCCCATGTGGCCACCGCTTTTGCTGATTTCTTCGTTTTCACTTTCATTTCCGGCATGTCCAGTGATTCAGGCGGAACCAGCGCCAGAACCGTTATCCGCCCCTGTGCACCATCCGTCCAGGTCACCCCGGATATCAACCAGGTGGTTTTCAGGTTCTGAATACTGTCGTCGATATCAACAAGGCGGTTGGTCTGCCACAGCGGGCCGCTGTCGCCCCGTTCGCGCCAGCCTGCCACCGTGATTTCCGTCGTGCGGGCCTCTCCCAGCATCCGGGCTTTGAACCATTCCCCGCGAATGCTGGCTCCACCCACGGTCAGACTGTCTTCATTGACCAGAATGCGCGGGCGGTAACGGTTAATTTCCGGGTCTTCGGTGATGTACTGGCGACCGCCCACCATCGAGGCAGGCTGGCTGTCCCACAGTTTGCCACCGGCACTGGTGGTGCCCTTGATGATGTACTGACTGTTACGCTCCCGCCAGCTGAAGCGCCCACGGGCGGCGAGGATATTTTTTCCCAGCACCAGTGAGACACCTGCGCGAACGGAAGAGGCGCGGGTGATAATCAGGTTACCCCCTCCGTCAGACGTCAGCAGAACGCCGCGCTGTTTTGCCAGCCGGTCGAGCAGTTCAAAGCCCGTTTCACCCTGTTCCAGAACGACAGACGCAAACGCCTCCCCGGTCGGGGTTTCCGTGATGACGGTTATCCCGAACGGGCGGCAGACATCAGCCGCCACCTGTTCAAGCCGCACGCCTTTCCATTTCCCGGACGAATGCACCACAGAGCAGTCCACCAGGTCACCGGTTTTGTCGCGCCCCATGACGCGAATCTCCACGTTTTCTGCGTCATAGCTGGGAATAAAATCATCGATATACCCCGTCAGCACGGTATCCGCGCCCAGCCTGACCGTGCAGGGTTGCCCCTCACGAATCACGCGCGGTGCCGCCGCTGACCAGCGGGTTGTCACACTGAGATCAAACTCACCGGCAATCGCCTTCAGGGAACGACTGACGGACATTTCCGTCCAGCCTTCCCACAATTTGCCGTCAACGGTAAGAATCACGGAGCCCATCAGTCGGTAATCTCCACAGGTTGCGTTGGCAGTATGAATGACGGATGGCGCAGGCGGTTACGCTGCACGATTTCATCCCGTCGGCTGGTGTCACCATGCTCGCGCCATGCCAGCAATGCGGCAGATGTGGTTGTGGTCAGCGTCACCTGCCGGGTTTCCGGCAGACGGGCGGCACGCTCGCGGGCATCCGTAATCACGGCCTGCCGTAAATCACGCAGCGTTCGCCACAATGCCCGCTGGTTATTTTCCACCGCCGCGACCGCCTGCTCATGCAGTTCAGCCGCCAGCGCGTCACCGGCAGATAATGCCGCATCACTGGTATCGAACGTCATCGAGGCCACGGCACTGGCCTGTCCCAGCAGGGTTTCCAGCACAACCACCTGGCGGAAGTCGTCAATGTTCTTCTGCAGGCTGTCAGATACCGGCTGATAATCCGCTGACAGCCCGATGGCAAAGCCGATTTCACCGTCTGCCACGCTGCCGGGCTTCACGGTGATATCTTCCGGCAGTGCGCCAGTGGCAACCTGTCGGGCGCGTTCTCCGGCCCACTGGTTGCGTAATGTCGTGTAAACCGCCAGTGCTTCGGGTGATTCCGTCACCAGATCAACCACGCCGTCAATGAGCAAGGACAGCTCACTGACCAGACGACCCGGCGTGGCAATAATGGTTCCGGCCATCTCCTTAAAATGGTTCAGCCTGTCCATCCACTGATTCAGTGCCGTCGGTAACGTGGGCAGGTTGGCCACAAGGTTTTCCATATCGGCCAGAAAGCTGTCGGCCATCTCACCCAGCCCGTCAGGTGCACCGAACCAGTTGCCATCGTCAATGGCCGCTTTTACCGCATCAATGCCCGTCAGCACTTCCTGCTGCGTGTTATCCGCCGCAGACGGGAACAGACGCTCGCCTGCCTCAAACACTTCAAATGTGACATACGCAATGCCGTCTTCCTCCGTGCTGAGGCGATGGGTGACCTTGCCAACCTGTACGGTCTGTATCCCGAACCACGGATGGATAAGCTCGCCGGGGCCGGGGGTATTGAGCGCATCTAAAAGGGCGTTTAAATCAGCCTGGAAGTTGCTACCCAACAGCTTCGCGTTAATCTGCTGTTGCCCCGGAACGGCCCCGTTATCATCCGTCCAGGCGGTTTCACGCCGGGGATAAGCACGGGGAATGGCACGACGGCCACCTGTGCCTTCCGTATCCACCAGAAAAAAAGGGACACCGCGAAACGAGGCGTCGCGCAGCCCGTCCCATTTGCCTTTGCTTGTTGTCATTACCCTTGCTCCACGCTGGTGACGCCAGCCTGCGCACTGAGTCTGACGCCGGGTTGATCCACTCTGACGCTTTTCACGCGGGCGTCACCTTCCACCACCACACGGATTTCCCCCTGCAATTGCTGCGGAAGGAAAGGATAATTCTGTGTGGGTTGCATACCTGCCCACGGTCGCGGGTCGGCAATGTTCTTGTCACCCAGCGAATTGAACCAGTCTGTTACCTTACGCCAGACGGATTCCAGTGCTTTCTGGTTGTCCTGGCTTTGTTGCGCGAACTCGCGCTCCCACGGGCTGGCGTCAGTGGCACCGGCAACGGATTTAGTGAGCGTGTCAACCTCGCCCGGCAGGGCGTGTTGCGTGGTCAGAAAATCGTAAAATTCCAGACCAGCAGCAATGATGCCTGCACCTTTACCTGCCTTTCCTCCACGGTTCCCCGGACCTTGTGGATTGCTGGAGTTACGGGGATTGCGCGATGAATCCGGCGCATCCGGCAAACCACCGGTATTGCCATTCATCCCGCCGTTGCCCATGTTGACCACATAAACCGGCATCACACCGGAGCCGAAAACATCCGTAATGCCGCCGGGTATCCCTTTGCCTTTCTCTTTGGGATTCATGATGTCGTGAATGGTTTTACCGAACTGGTACGTCTTTCTGATGGCGATAATGCCACCCAGCGCGATCGCCATATACTTACCGACCTGCAACCAGTTCTGGACAGTGTTCTGGTCCACGCTGTTGAGCGCATCAGCCAGTTCCTGAACGGGCTTTGCCAGTTGTCCTTCAGCAAAACGTTGCCATTCGTTATTCAGTGATTGCATTGCAGCATTAAAGCCTTCGGCATTGGTCTGTGCGGCCTTTTGCGTGGAACCCAGATCAATCGTGCCGTAAATCATTTGTTCCATCAGTTGCCGGTTTTCAGGGTTGAGCAGCGCCTTAATCCCCTGCATCCCGGTCAGATCAAACACATCCTGAAGTTTCAGCGGGTCGTATTTGGCCCGTTTAAGGATTTCCATCATCAGCTCATAGGGCTTTTTGATGTCTTTTGTGCCTTTGACAAAAACGTCAATGCCGTTTTTTTTCAGGAACTCAATGTTCTTTTTGTCCGACAGGGAGGCATACATGGCCTGAATACTGGTTACCGTCTCATCAATGCTGCCTTTGTTTTTGGCGAACACCTGAGCAAATGCCCCCATCTGGGCAATGGCTTCCGGTCCCTGATCCTGAATGATGGAAAACAGTTTCGGGGCAGCGCGGGCAACATCGGCAACGCTGACAGACCCCACTGCGAACTGCGAATACAGCCTGTCCATCATGTTATTGACCGCATCAGCACCCCGAACGTTTTTTTCCCAGAACTGGGCCATCAGCCCGGCTGCAACCTGTCCGTCAACACCGAACGCCTGCATCATCAACCCCATGTTGCGGAGGTTGTCCACCACATACTGATAATCACCGGTTTTCCCCAGAAGTTCGCTGGCCCCCTGACCAAGCGCAGAGGCATCAATACGAATATCTTTCTGGTTCGATACATCCCTGATTTTGTCGTGAAGCGTCTTTACCTGTTCAGTGGTTAACTGGGCATCCGTACCCATCCGGCGCATCTGCGCATCAAAATCGGCAACCTGTTTGATAGTAAGACTACTGCCAAGCCCGGCTATCATTGCCGTGTAGCGGTTACCCAGCACGTCGAGGCCACGTGTGGCAGATTCCGTAGTGGCTTTAACAAGGCGCATAGCCTTCTGATGGTTCCGGGCGAACTGCGACATGTTTGCGCCGTATTGCCGGGCTTTGGCGGTCAGGTTCCCGGCAAGGTTGATCATGATTTCCGTGCTGAGACGGTTACCTGTTGCCATGCTGTTTCTCCAGTTGCTTTATCAGGCGGAACAGCTGCCGCAGGGGCAGCTGTTCCAGGTACTGAATGCTGAATCGCGAAGACAGGTTAACCAGCAGGTTCATCAGTGCCGCCGCCAGCGGCATCAGTTCGCCCCCGCGTTGCCACCTCCTCAAGCATTTCATCCAGCGCAGCGGCTTTCGTGCTGATAAGTTCAAGGTCTGCCGGGTGGAGCATTCGCAGCTGTTTCATGTCCAGCGGGCCGGGGATATTACCGATTGACGCAACCTGACGGCGCATCATCTCCAGCCCCATCAGCACTTCCGAGCAGTAAGCCACCGCCTTTCCGTTCCCGCCCATGACGACGCGTTCTGCGGCCAGTTGCGCATCAATCACGTCACTGGCGGTCAGTTCGCGCAGTTTCACGGTTTTATGCAGGGTTTCATCTGCCGTGCCTTTGCCGGTCAGAAGCCCGTGTTTCAGTTCAAATTCCATTGCGGCCATGTCACACCTTCACGCATTTTTCACCGATAAAGTTCGCACTGATGGTGCCGGAATCCTCGTCCAGCTCCGCCGGGTTATCCGTGGCTGAACCCGTCATCATGTAGTTCAGGCCGTTGTCGCCGTAGAACATCACCGTGACGTCTTCCCAGCTGCTGATTTCAATCACGTCCATATCCGCTGCTGCCGCAATGGTCACCTTGATGGACGGCGAGGCCATCTTGCTGGAGATGCCCCAGACCTTGCCGCCGCCCATATGCTGGGTGCGGCTGAAGCCGCCCGGATTCAGTATGGATTTCCCCTCGGTTTTAATTTCGCGGCCATTCACGCGAATGGTCGCCATGCCAAGAATTTTTGCCATGCGGCCCCCTTAAAGTTTGAACTGAATCAGGCCTGCCAGCACACGCAGCTGGTTCACCAGATTCGGGTGGCAGATAAAGTTCAGGCGGTTTTTATCACTGCTGTCGCGTGTCACCTGAAGCGTGTCCCTGTAATCGCTGAAGTTCTCCACAAGGCCCGCCGGGAGGAGTTCGGTCTGGCAGATATCCAGCAGCTCTGCGGTGCACAGCTTCGGCGTCATCACCGGCTGCCCCGCATCCAGCGAGTCCAGCACGTCATCGTCCGCCAGCTTGTGGCGCGGATAACGGTTCGTGAAACGGTTCTTGATGATGTAACGGATACGGCCCAGCGTGGCGGGTGACTGCACATCCAGGTACGACACATCCGCATCACCGTACTGATTAACCCGGTACATGGTGATTTCACGCTCGATGCAGACGTTATCCCCGGCGTCCACCATGTGCGTGGCAATGCCGTCATGCAGCAGCAGGTTACGTTCCGGCATATCCCAGCGAACATTACGCGCAGGCGGCAGAATGCCGGTCAGAACCAGCGTCTGAAGCGGACGCGCCGGGTCAATGGCAAGGTGATACGCTGCCGTTGCGCCGTATGACGCGGCCCACATCCACGCCGGGTGCGGTGACAGGTTGGTGCCGATACAGCTAATCAGCCAGTCATTGCGGGTTTCACCAAACGTGCCGGTTTCCCCGTGCGTGCCACGAAACGCTGTCCACAGCTGCGCCTCCATCATTTTGAGCGGCCCCCAGCGATTCAGCAGTTCATCACGCAGGGTGTTCAGGCTTTTCGTGTCGGTGAACGGGGCGATGATATCGGTAAACCACTCCGGGCCGATGGCCGCAACGGCATCCGCCATTTCCGGTGTCCCGGTGCCGTCGGTAAACGCGGTTGCGGTCACCTTCACACCTGCCGGGAAGGCTTCACCGGTGTAGTAGTTCAGGCGAACGTCGGCACCGTTGCCGGTGACGCCGTGCCAGTTCACGGTCAGCTCCACGGTATCCGTGGCATCATCCTTCACCGCAGCGGCCACCTGCGTGGCAGGCTTTTTCGTCACCGCATCAGCAATGGCTTTTGCAATGTTTTCCTTCGTAGCCCCGGCGCTCACGCTCACCTGAACGGACACACCGTTAATCAGCAGTGCCACCGTTCCGGCTTCAGTCGCTGTCCCCAGCACGGTCAGCGTGGCTTTTGCGGCAGCGCCTTCAGGCGCGGCAACCGGCATTGCCCAGGTTTCCGTGTACGTGTTGGCACGGCGCAGCATTTTGAGCATTTCAGCCAGCATCGACCCTTTGCCATAAAGCTGGTCTGCCTGGCTGTCACTGGTGATGCGGGTCAGTGACAGGGCGTCTGCGCTGCCGGACGATACCGCATGGCCCATGACCAGAATTTTTCGGCTTTGCGCGGATGCACCATCCAGCGCCTGTGAATTGTCGATATCGATCCAGACAAGCGGGACGCGGATATCATCAGGAATTGAACCCAGCGACATTATTTTTTCCCTCTGGTTTTGTTGTTATTTTTCGGAAGTGTGGTTATTTCCACATCTCCCTCGGCTTCACGGCGCAGCCAGTAAGCGCAGACATCGAGACGTTCCCCTTCCGGGGATAAATGCGCGCCATCCGGTTTACGGACACGAACGCTTTCCCGCGCTGGCTTAATCAGTTTCTGTTCCATCGTCACCCCGTACATGGATCACGTCGTTAATCTCAGTATGTTCACCGCTACGCAGCGTTGTCCCGAGGCGCAGGAAGTCCGGGAGCGCAGCGAGATCAAGCTCTTCATCCAGCTGAAATTCCTGCTCCCACGTCACCGCCCACATGGTGACGCCCAGCCCGTCGAGGCTGGCGGAGTAAATGTTGTCTGCCCGCACGTCAGCAGCCATGCGTTCAGCCCCCATGCCCGCTGTGGCATCTGACGACAGCAGACGTTTGATCACCTTCCCGGCCAGCACTTCACAGCGCACGTCGCGGGAGTACCCCCACGAATCCGTCGCCATGATGTAAGCCACCCAGGTGACCAGACCGGACAGCCCGCCGCGCGGGTTAATATCCCGGACGCGCAGGGCAGCTACCCGGATACAGCCGGTGCGACCGGACAGATAGCGTTTCACTTCATCGGGGCTGTTGAACTGGCCGATGTGACGCTCCACCACGTCGGCCCGGTCAGGGGTGTTTCCCTGAAGCGCTATTTTCAGCCAGGCCACAATGCGCTCTGCGGCCGCAACTGTGCTCCCCGGTGTGCGCAGTTCAGGGCGTTGTTCTGTCATGGCAGAACCTCCTTCCAGAAATGACTGATAACCTGTTGCAGCTCCTGCTGGTTGGCAGAAGACAGCCCCAGAAATTCACGTTGTGGAATATTCATCATGCGGTTATGTGCGCCGACGGTCTGCCAGACCGGATATTTCAGCGCCCGCCCGAAACACTGCGAGATAAGCCGCTTGTGGGCGCTGACCGGCACACTGCCGGAAAAGCCGTCATTCATGATGCGGGCATAATCCAGCGGTGAACCGATACGCACCACGCGGTTTTCCACAATGTACTGGATACTCTCCAGTAGATGACCTTCACCGCGCAGCAGACTCTGGTTGCCGTGGCGGGTCTTTTTGTACCCGTCAGACCAGTCCGGCCAGCGTTCGCCACCCGGACTGGTTTTCTCATCGATGATGCGGCGGCGGGTCTGTGATTCCACCACCGCACCGATGCTTTCCAGCAGCTCTGCCTGCAATGAACCATCTGCCAGCTTTTCAACGGCACGGCGGATATCCTCCAGCCGCTGGTCACCGCTGACCTGTACAGAAATCCCCATCACAGCACCCCTTTCAGGTTGTTACGGGTGAACAGCCGGGCATTGGCACCCACCACAATGATCTTCCCGTGGTCGGTTTCTGCCGGGGTGGCATACGTCGGCAGACCAAGGTCACGGGTGCCGTTCGCCATCTCACGCAGGGTTTTAATGGCGTCGTCGTAGCGTTTCTGGATCAGCTCCGTGATTTGATTGTCACGCTCTGATAACCAGTAAAACGCCAGCGATACCGCCACGCGTTGCAGCGGGCGCGGGATTTCCGTCACTCCCAGCGGCAGCGGGTAGCGGCGGGACAGAAACGAATCAATTTCCGCTTCGGCATCACTGATGGCCTGACGGATTTTGTCTTCATCCAGTTCGTTGGTTTCCCGGTTAATCGCCATGTTCCAGACAAGATTGCCGTCCGCGCGTAACAGGTCTTCCTGCGTGATATACCCCATCAGCCTTTCTCCGCTTCCCGGACAATCAGATTCGGTTCAGCCATCAGGCGGGTGGCAACCGCAGCGGTCACCGCCACATCCTCACCGGCATGTGACCAGAAACGGCCACAGCGCCAGAACCCGTTTTCAGACACGGCCCGGACGTTCAGCCGGACAGGGGCGTCACCCTGTACAGCAGCCGGGGCTTCAGCCGGACGTGGTTCATTCGCCTGACCGTCAGCCACAATAACGTCTGCCAGCGGTGCCGGGTTTTCCTGTGCTGCGCTGTTCTTTGCGGCTTTCGCGCCTTTGGTTCCTGCTTTTTCACTCATGACTCTGCCTTTTAAAAGGCAGTTAAAAGGGCATTCACAGCGCCTTTTAACTGCGGGTTACAGATTACGGATGACGGGTTATGCCGGGGTGGTGATGAACGGACTGACCACGATGTCCACATCCTTGTACCAGATGTTGGAATCGCCGCCGTTTACCAGCATGGCGTCAATGATGCGCTTCGCAGCCGCGCGATTTTTCGGCCCCACCACAAGGGTGGTCGGGCGGATGCCCAGCGGTTCACCGTTGGTAGCCTTCATACCCAGCAGCAGATTGCTGGCCTTCTCGTAGTTCTCCGCTGTCAGTGCCGCACGGGAACCGACGGCGGTCTGCCAGAAGCCGAAGCCCGCATTGCAGCGACCGTCCACCCCGTAAAGGAACTCGTTATTCTTGAAGGTGTGCTCGCTGTTCAGATCATCCAGGGCTTCAAACTTAAAGGCGCGTCGCGTCTGCCAGATGATGGGTTTCAGTACCTGAGAATCATCAATCAGGAACCACGGTTCTCCCTGGTCTGATGCCGGGGTGCCGACAACGTTGCTGCAGGTGCCGTCGCCCAGCGGGTGGTCTTCATCAAAGAAGTTCTGACCGTCAAAACACAGGGTGTTAAACCCGGCACACAGCAGGGGGTAACACAGCTTGTCCGGGAACTCCGACGTCTGGCGGCCATAGCGTTCAGCGATAATGCTGTACTGACCAATCTGATCGTCTTCAATGTGTTCGCGTTTAACGCGGATCGAACTTTCCCAGGTTTTGTTCGCAAGGGTGTAACCATAACCGTCCAGCGTTGCCATCTGACGGGCGCTGACCCATTCTTTAATCTCCGGTAAATCCTTCATCCAGCCGTAGGTGTTGGAGGCGGACGAACTCGGGATTTCAGAGGCGATACGCTGCCACTGTGGGGTGACACCACTCAGACCACGGGTATAAGCGGCGCTCAGACAGGTGGTCAGCGCGTGAAGGACTTCGGAAGTGACTGCTCCCATCAGTTATTCTCCTGTTTTGGTTTAGCGGCGAGGAACTCTTCCCCGGTAATACCCATGCTGCGGCACATCGCCAGTTCGGCGTCGGTCAGTGTCTGCGCGGGTTTATCCTTGCCCTGGCTGGGCTTGTCGTTGTTCACCAGCGGCTGTGCACCTCTGGTGTACTCCGCAAACTGTTTGCGGCCTTCTTCCGTACGGCAGGTAGCAAGGAACATGTCACGGTTTGCCGGGGCCACTTTTCCGGCTTCGATGGCCGCATCCACAAGCGCTTCTGCTTCCTTAGCTTCCAGTTGCTGAAGGCGTTGTTCTGCGGTTTCGGCACGGTTCAGTGCCAGATTGTGGGTTTCCACCGGCACAAACTTCGTCAGATCAGGTGTCTGTGCGCGGTTCAGCGCCACCTGTTCGTTCTCCTGAAGTTGTTTAATGGCGGCCACGGTATCGTCCACCGTGGCGGATTCAGCCAGCCCAAGCAGGCCGGTGATTTGCACAGGTACTGTCATCGGGTTTTTCTCCGTATTCAGTGCAGGAAAATCCAGGTTAGGTTTGTTGGTCAGCCCGACGCTGGACAGGCGTGTCACCGCACCGTCCGCGTCAAAGAAAAACGCCGGGCTGTAATAGCGGTAGCGGCGCTCGCTCAGCATCCACCGGGCGGACTCACTCCAGACAACACGGCCTTCAATGGTGCTGCTGTCCGTCACCCGCAGTTCCTCCACCCAGCCATACGCCGGAGCATCTTCACCCCGCGGGCCTTTAATTTCGGTGGCGTGTTCAATGTCCACCGGAATTTTGATGTCGGACGAACGGGCAACCACCTCATGTGGATTGCGGTTAATCCACGTCCGGCCATCGCGCCCGGTGAACTCACCCGCAGGGACGAGTTCAAGCCATTCCGGCAGTTGAGCGGGTGTCAGCTCAGTGATGGGTTCTGGCAGGGAAAAACACAGCGCCAGCAGTTCCGGTTGCATGTCAGTCTCCGTCGTTTGGGGTTACTGACGGTCAGTATGCGGAAGGCAGAAAAAAAGCCGGATTTACCGGCTTCACTGAAAACGGGAAGAATACCCCCTTCAAAACCCCTTCAAAAACGCCACAGCGCCTTCAAAAACGTCAGAATGCACATTCACGCCATCAGAATAAAAAACGCGTTTCTGATGCGTTTCAGGGGGATTTATGGCGGGAGGGTTACTCACTGTCAAAACGGGCCTGTTTTGTCGCCAGCTGGCGCGCCAGCGCCTGCTCACGGTTTATGCCGGGATTGTAGTTCCAGCCCGGATCAATCCCTTCCGGCACATCTTCCTCTTCGCCCGTGCGTTTGTTCACCCAGCGGACAGTTCTGATTTCCGGCGCTTCGGTGTGAATGGTGCCCTGTGCCGCCAGTTGCGCATATTCACCACGGCTGACCTGACGGATGGTGCATTTGCAGCCCCAGCCGTTAGGGGCAAAATGCGTCTGCCAGAACGGATGATCTACCGGCAGACACAGACGCGCCCATTTCACATGCTCCGCCCGGTGCTCGCGGGATGGCCCCAGCTCGTAAATCAGATACGGCATGGCCCGTTTTGTCCGCTGAATGCGTTCCCACTGGCCCGCTGCGCGGGCGGTGCGCATGTTGGTATCAAAAATCGTGCGGAGGCGGCGGTCGCTGCCCAGCTGTACGGTGCGCGTTTCTCCTGTCAGCGGATCATCCATCTCCTGTACGCCCCACCATCCGCGTTTTATCAGCAGCGGTTGCAGCGCCTCCCGGAACTCACTGAACGTCTGCCCGCTTTGCAGGGCGTCTTCCACAAGGGCTTTCACATCCGACAACAAATCCAGTTGCAGCATTTTTGCCACGGTGAAGCTGTTCCGGTGTTCTTCCCGCCACACATCCCGGTAATCAAAACCGGGGCGCAGCTTCTTCGCCTTCAGCCACGCCAGCGCCTCTTTCGGGATGAGGGTTTCACGCATGAGCAGTGTCTCCCAGTGCTCGCGCCTTAAAGCACACCTCTGCCAGTTGCAGGGCAAAGTCGTCCGCGTTCAGCGTTTCCTGAAGCTCAGGCAGGCGTTTCAGAAAGTCATCAAAACTGTCGCATTCCTGCGCCAGTGTCAGCACCGGGTTCGTGAACGCCTCGCCGGTTTTCTGCCAGTCACGCAGGGCATCATCCACCATCTGTGCCAGTTCGTCGGGGTGTTCCCGGTTCAGGGCGACGCGCTCACGGTTCATCGCCATATCACCTGGCACCCCGGCAGACACAGGATGCAGAACTTCCGCCCCTTCATCCGGTTCAGCAAAACCGAACCGGTCCCGCAGCTCCGATTCCTGAACCCGCAGCCCCCGGTCAATCAGCGGCACGACGGCGTCTGTCAGCGCCTTCAGATCTTCTGCTTCACTGATACGCAGAACAACACGGGGGTAGTGCGCCTGTGGCCCGTAGTTGGCCTCGATGTAGGGACGTACCAGATATTCGTTCAGCGTGTTAGCCAGCTGCCGCGCATCCCAGCGCACAATGTCCATGCGCACCTGATTGTGCACGTCCGCCTGTGAACGCGAACTGCCGTTATCCGTGGTCATGGTCTGCCCCAGCACAGCCTTACTGATTTGCGCATCACACCATTCCGCCATTTCACGGAACAGTGCACCGCCGTTATTCCGGCTGGCGGTTTCCTGCATCTCCAGTTGCATGGACTGCGGAATGGCACACCCGGCATCCGAGGCAATGGAGGCAATCGCGTCAATCAGCACGCGGATTTGCTCCTCCGTGGCGTTGGGGCCGTATTTCCCCACCGTGACCGGAATGCCGAATTTTTCCGCAAATGCCCACCAGTCACGTACGGTAAAGGATTTCAGCATGTACATTACCGCCACCAGACGGGCCAGACCGTTACGCAGCGGCAGACCGGATTTCAGACGCGGCTGGTGAACAATGAATTTTCCCGGTGTCAGCGGTACGCCATCCACCGGCTCATCGTCAGTCAGCAGGCGGAACTGGCGCAGCGTGGGCTTTTCGGCTTTCAGAAAACGGGGATCAACCCACTCATAATCACGGGGCACCCAGTGGTTGTTGCGGGTGTTCCAGAGAATTTCACAGACCGCCACACCTTTTCCCAGCCCGTCGAGCAAATCAAACAACAGTTCGGGAATTTGCGGAGCGTCCATCAGCGCCCGGATGGCGTCCGCCAGCTGCACGTCGGCATCGTCATCACTGGCGGCAACCACCACCGGTTCGATACCGGCTACCGTCAGCTTGCGGGTGCGCAACACCGAAGCGTAATGCAAATCGCGTTCTTCCATCTCTTCGGCAAGGATAAAAAAATCACGTGTGATACCGTCGGCAGCATTGCGCAGAATACCTGCCAGCCTGCCGGGATTCAGCCCGGAAGCGATACTGATGCCCGGCGAGGCCGAGCGCACACCCGCCTGACGCGGACGGGCCTGTACTTCATCGAGCCTCTCTTTTTTCAGCGTATCTTCCTCACCGGTTGCCGGGTTCAGCAGACGGCGAACGGCTCCGGCCAGTTGTTTCAGGTTCACAGTAAACCTCCCTCATTTTTCAGGCCGCGTGTCAGTTTCATCTGGCGGCGCGTGTTGCCTTCTTCCGGTTTCGCCGGGCGGTTCAGGCGGTGCAGCTCGTAACGGTGGCAGTCATCCTTACTGGCAAGGAAGCCCAGGAAAATGGCCACAGCGGCGTCGCCGTGACGCTTGCGGCCATCACTACCTTTAGTACGGGCATCGTCAATGCCGGGAACACCACGCAGTAACTGAATGGCCCCGAGGTCATTGATCACGTCTTCATGCTTCGGAAGGATCAGCTCATCATCTTCAAACGCTGCACGGAAACGGGGCATGTTTTCGCGGTAGAACGCCACGGACAGCATCACCTGTTCCACCTCATCGCCGTACCGCTCCGCCGCCTGTTCTGCCAGATACTGACCATTCCCCCGTGCATCCATTTTGATACCGTCACGACGGGGCAGACGATCGCAAAGCCAGAACAGCACCTGCTCCTGCTGTTTAAACGGCACATTGCCAAGCTCAACCAGGAACGGCACCTCGCGGGTGGTGTCATCGTTCACCGTCACAGGGGCCAGTACGGTCAGGTCACCCGAACGCGCAAAGTCTTCCCCCAGACAGTGGCGCAGGTTCTTCGGGAGTTTTTCCAGCTCGGGGCGCACCACCGTTTCCAGCCATTCCCGGATATCTGCCCGGCGCTGGCTTTCCGTCAGTGCGTTAAATTCCGGTGTGCCGGTAAAGCGCAACACTTTCCCGGTGCCACGGGCCGCACGTTCACGCAGTGAGCGGGGGATATACGTGCCGCCGCCGTTTTTCGGGACGCAGTAGTATTCCTCCAGGGCGTCTTCGCGGGTGGCGGTATTTCTCAGCAGACCTTCTTTCCATTCCGCCTCGGCCTCCGGTGACCACACCATGCCGCGCACCTGACAGATACGCCGGTACAGCCCGTCATTGCAGGCGTCATCCAGCGTGATGGTGTGAATGCGGTAATCCCGTTTTCCTGCGCGGCTTTCCTGAATCAGCTGGTTAAACAGGTTGTCCACGCCGTCATGGGTGGAAATAAGGCGAATTTTGCCGCCCCATGTTTTCAGCGGCAGCACCGCCTTCAGCAGCTCGTCCAGTTTTTCATGGAACGCGGCCTCGTCGATGGTGACATTCCCCTGCATCCCGCGAATGTTGCTCGGGTTGCTGGACAGTGCCTTGACCTTAAAACCGCTGGCGAAGTACACGACGAACGTCAGAATGTCCTTGTCTTCGTCGGTGATCACTTCCTCGCAGATTTCTTCCGCTGCCGCATTAAACGCTTTCGCCCACATCGCCACGGCGTCGATAAATTCGCGGGCCATCTCCTTATTCGAACCGATATAAAAGTGATCGCGCCCGCCGAATTCCTTCTTCAGCGATGCCGTCAGTGCCGCATCTGCCGCCTCCGCCCAGGTTAAACCGGTACGGCGGGATTTCTCGGCAATTTTCAGGTCGGCATCATCCGCCACCCAGCGTTTCTGATACGGCAGCAGAACATCGGATTCACTGAACGTGTTCATCTGTGTCATGCGCTAATCCCCAGAAGTTCACGTTTGATGGTGTCAGCCGCACCACCTGACAGACCGCCCGTTCTGACCAGTTCTTCGGTTTTCTCTGCCATCTCCTGCGCAAACGCATCGCGGATCGCTTTCTCGCGTTTATGGCTGGTCATGGCTGCCGCTTCCAGACGCTGGGCAACCAGCGCCAGTTGGCCCAGCGCCTTCGGTGCAACAGGTTTGTCGTCTTCTGCCATCGACATGGACGTTTCAAAGGCCAGCGTTTTTACAAACTCCATCAGCAGCTTGCCGACGTCTGATGTTGGCGCGGAACCCAGCTTTGCCGCCCAGACCTCGGCCATCTCGCGGGAGGCGCGGATTTTGGCCCCGACTTTTTCCATACGGCTGGCATAGCGGTTTAAGCCCGTCCGGCTTAACTGCATCTCTTCCGGCAGGTTGTGTTCGTCAATCAGGGCGTTGATGGCTTCGCGGATTTCTTCCTGCGTGTGCCGCTTTTCCCGCAGCATCTGATGTAACTGCTCCCGGATGCTGTCCGGAAGTAAATCCACTTTGGAAAGACGGCCACGGGTGGGGCGTTGTTCATTTTCCATCTTCAGACCTCTGCGTTTTCAGACCGGCGTATATTTCTTCACGAACGGACTGAATATCCTTACTTAACAGCTTCCACAGCCGCGCACATGCCGGTGATGATCGCAGGGCGCGTTTCATGGGGGTATCCGGTGCATCCGGGTTCCAGGGCTTTCCTGTCTGTTTTTCGTATGCACGGACAATGGCGTTTTGCTCAATATCTGCCAGCACAAGGCAGTACGCCAGTTGCCGCACGACGGCCCGTTCTCCGCGACTTAACGGCTTCAGTTTTCGGGCCATGCTCAGTCCCTCGCACGGGGTTTTTTAACGCCCGGAACGCTGGACAGGCCGTTTGCCACATCCTCGCCGCTGCCGGTGATTTCAGCCACGTAACAGCCGCCCACATCAGACAGACGAACCAGCCCCTGCTCGCGAAGCCATGCAAGCTGAGTGCGCACCACATCACGGGATACCTTATGACCGTAAGCCTGAAGGCAGGTCTGCAACACGGATTCATTCGCGCTGTCGCCACAGTCCAGCAGGGAACGCAGCAACACCAGACGACGGTCTTCAGTGAGGATCTCTTTCATCGCCATTAATTTTTTTCCTTTAACTCGTTCTCTAATAACAAATCGCTGATGCGGGATACCTGGCGGATGGATGGCCCCAGTTCTTTGATTTCTCCCCGCAGATTGCTGATATCCAGTTGCAGGCGGTGGAACTCATCACGGTCGGGTAAATGGTGTACCTGGCTTTCCACCACCGACACGCGGGAACGGAGTGAATCAAACTCTTCGCGTTTGACGTAGGTTTTCGCCAGAATCAACTGAAGCAGGTTTATTCCTGTCATCAGCAATGCCCACAGAATGGGCCAGTTGGCTCTGATCATTTCCCAGGACACGTTTTCCTCCTGCGTTCCCGAATATGCTGACAGTCAATACAGGTCACCACATCCGGCAGCGCCGCAAGGCGTTGTGCCGGAATAACGTTCCCACAGTCATTGCAGCAGCCCCGACTATGGGGCGCTTCTTTTGTCCGCGTCTGCCAGGCGTTAACGACGCTCTGACGTTCGTTCATAACCACTTCACTGATGCGGTCGATTTCGTCGGTCATTTCGGCCCCGCAGACATTTTGTGACGGCTCGATTTGCTGTACCGGGCAAAGCCGTCCATGGTTCTTACTCCGAGATAGCCCAGCGCCGGGGTAAGCAACATCAGCGTGATATCCCAGTCCGGTGACGGCATATGCAGTGTGATACCTCTGGCACCGGCAATGGCTCCGGCAATCTGGCCACAGGAGAGCAACAGCACATAGGTCAGACTGCTGTAACAGGAAAGACGGGCCAGCAGCGGGCGCGTCTGGCGCACATAGCTGTCCGCAGCGTTGTCACCATTGCGGATGGTTTCCTGCTGTTCGTGATGCGCGGCCTGCTCGTCAGCCAGCACCAGCTTCTGCCGTTCCACCTCAAGCTGTTGTAACTGGACTTTCAGCGTTTCCAGTTGCATCAGTTGCTCCGGTGACAACGCCGTCAGTTGTTGTTCCAGAATGCGTTGCTGTTCGGTAACCGGCAGGCTTTCCCGGACGCTTTCCACCATACCGGCCACCGAGTCAGCGGCGGCAGATGTGCTACCACCAAACCAGCGCCCGACGGAACGAATCAGCCCCGGCCCGGCTTTCAGCAGAACAGAGGCGATGCCTGAAAGGGTTAACGGATCCATGAATCCCCCTTATGAAAACTGCGCTGATGTTTATAAAGTGCCGCGCAAAAGATACCGCCCAGCCAGAACGCCAGCTGATAAGGCTCCTTCAGATAAAGAAGGCCGAATGTCAGCATGAAAAGACCAACGGCCCAGACCACCCATGACCACACGACAATTCGAAGGGAGGCGGCCCGGAAACGCCTTTTGGGTTGCAGGCGATAAGGTACGTTGCCCAGCGGGAAACTGTGAATCAGGCAGAGTGTCGCGCCGTATGCCAGCACCATGACCGCAAACGCCCGCCATCCGGCAAAACAGCTTGCCAGAAAAAGTACTGCCGACAGTCCCAGAAACGACCACTGGCACAACATAAAGCGGGAGTAAATAACGCGAACAAAAAGACTATTCATTCTGTGCATTGAGTTTTTCCTTGTACTTCTGGCACTGCCAGAAAATGTCCCGTGTATCCACGGAGTTCCAGCCACGCATGTAGTAGCTGGCGTGTGTACCGTCATGACCGGTATAGTCCACCGGCTCTGGCGGCGGACCTCCGGCCATACGATGTAAAACCTCCTGACGCAGGCGGTCACGCCGCCCGGCTCTCAGCGAGGCATCCCAGCCTTTACCCATATCACCCCCGCGTGGCGGACATGATGCCTAAAGGGGTATCGATGATTTCCAGACAGGCGTCGGTCAGCTTTTCCATGCGGTTAAACCAGCCGTTCAGGTATTTACCCTGGGCGGGTTTTGACTTGATGATGTCGGCATAAAAGCGGGAACGACGGACAATGCAGCGGGCCAGCAACCAGTCCGGGGTGGACAGACTCACGGCCTTACGGGTACGCGGGCCGATGATGCCGTCAGCATCCACATCAGCGGCTTCCTGCAAAATCCTGATAGCTTTTTTAACGCCATGCTGAACGGCTGCATCGAACACAAACATCGCCACGCCATCAGGCCACTGGTCACATCCGGCAGGCAGCCAGTAATCGCGCCAGTAAATCTGCGCGACCTGTTCGCGGGTTAAATCCCTGATGCGGGTATCCGGTTTACCGTCGCCGCTGACATCGGTTTTGCCGTCAATCACACCGTCGCGGCGGTCAGAAATGCCGTATTTGGTTTCGCCGCCACGGTCAGTGGGGTCATTGACATAGACGCCTTCGATATCGGGACGCAGAATAAAATTCAGCGCATGTTCAAAGGCCGGGGAGAATTTCAGATTTTCCATAAAAGCACCTGTGAAGCAGATTTAAACGTGGTCTGTTTCATGGTGCCGGAGGCATAAAAAAAGCCGGATTTACCGGCTTCATTGAATTAAAAAAGATGACTACTCATCACCTTTGATGGAGCAATCTATTACCATATCGTTACCCATCTTGAGAAATTTGGTTTGCATGAGAAAACCCTGTATCACATCAGTTAACCCATACCCTTCAACTTTTGTAGCTGAAACTACCATGTCAATAATTCGTTTCTGCTGTTTCTCTGTTAGTTCGCCAATTGCTGACTCCGCAACTCGCGAGCATGCCACAAAAGAAGACAACACACCTGAAGGATTGTTTTCATAATCCTTCACTGTCGTCGTTGAGCTGACGACTTTATTGTTGATCGTAAATACCCCGAATTTACTGTGGGCAGTTTCTGTTCCACCGTTCTTAATTGAATCGCCCCCTTTAAGAGGCTTCCAGCTATTTAGTGCAATGAGGTCTTTTTCTGTAAGACGTTTTTTGATGACATCTTCAGCTGGCAGTTTTGCCGCATTCGCGCAAAATACGCCCAGTAAAAGTATAAGAGGAAAGTATTTCATGACTCATCCTTAAATAGTTGCATTTGATATTTTTCACGCTCCAGTCGGCGCATTCTTTTGATGGCCTGATATACCGTTTTGTATGTCACTTTGTAACGCTGCACCAGCTCCGCTACGTTTTTCCCATCAAAATCATGCCAGATGCGCATGTCTCTGATAAGATTTTCCAGTATTTTCCCTTTCGGAACATATACCTGAATCCCACCGATATGATTGCAAATCGCCACTACCAGCTCAAGGGAGTGGGCAGGGTTAACTCCAAGCCTTATCAGCTCCTGTCGCAACAGAGCATTCAGCTCAGCCAGTAAAGATGGGAATCCCGATTTTTCCTGAACATCATCAAAATATTCAAGGATACTGTCGTCCTGATAATCACCAAATAAATCTAGCTCTTTCATAGAACTATTCTCCCGCTGTTTCTGGCGCGGGCATACGCACTGGTCAGTGCATCATATCCGCGCAGTTCCCGCCCGGTTTCGCTCACAGGTAAAGGCACGCCATGTCGGGCAAAGGCTTCCCGAATGCAGCGCATATGCCACTGTTTGAGCGTTTCGAGCACAACCTGCAACGATTCCCCATGACACCAGGCAAGCGTGGAAACACCCTGACCGCCATTACGTCTGGCCGTCAGGCGTTCAACGTATTTGTCCAGCGCGACGTCGCTGATATCGGAGACGAAACCATCAAGAAACATCTGCTGCCAGATTTTATAAATCTTCTCGCGCGGTGTGACATACCCCTTAAAGCGACGGCGGGGATGTTTTTTCTGCTTCTTAAAACCGCGCTCTTTCATGGCATTGAGCACCTGTTCCAGTTGTGTAACGGACAGCTCGCGGCAACTGGTCTTGCCCGTGCACTGCACCAGAAAGGCGCGGTAAGTGTCATCGTCGAGGTGCAACTCCCGGCGGGCAACATGAATTAATTTAATCAGGGATGTGCGGCTCATTATGTCCCCCGGATTTAAAAATTAATTCAGTGTTGAATAGCTCTTTACTCATTCGCTGTAGCACATCAAGGGCGGCAACTGCCGCCACTTTATCCTGGCTGGCAATGATTCCCCGCAACTCTTCGATAATCCATGCAGGACTTAATGATTCAGCAATCATCATGCGCTTTTCTGAAATTAAATTTTCTCTGGCCTGCTCAAAGTGCTGGTATACAACATTATCCAGAAAATAATTTACATCTTGTTCTGACATACCACTGGAAATTAAGGTTGCAGCCATTAAATCAGCATCAGTAATCATCTGTATTTTCATTTCGTAATACCTCTTCGCAATAAAAGATTTCACCGGGATAACGTTTTTGTATGCGCTCCATCACCTGCATACATGCCTGCTCTGTGGGCCAGATTTTTTCTGTTACCGGGATAGCATCACAGGCATCATTCCCGCAGGTGCCAACCAGCAGGACAAAGCCAATTGACTTAATCATGCTCACTGGCTTCCTGTGTTGCCGCCGGAACCGGTGAATAATCAAGAATGAGATAGCGCATGACGTGGTCGGTGATATTCCAGCCACTGGAGCCACAAATAAAACGTCCCAGCCGGATATCGATATACGCCATCACAAAACGGGGCATTCCCTGTTTGCACATTTCATCGCCCACTTCTGCAACGATGTAAACCGACTCGCAGGTCAGTACGCCTGTCGCAAATTCTTTTGCCAGTGCCGGAATGGCATTGCCTTCCAGCCAGGGCAAAGAGCGGCGGAACGCACACCATTGAGCATCATCAACAGCGGGGTGCTCCGTTGTGTTTCGTCTTACCGGCGGCGTCGGGCGAGGGCGCGGAACATCATAAAACCCGTTGCATTCTGTCAGCATTCCGGCATCAACCGCATCACGCAGGAAATACACCATTGAAGAAGGTGGCATATTCATTTTTTCCGCCAGAACGCCACAGGTCAGACGTCCGTAAGCCCGTAATAATGTACTGACACCGTTCAGAACTTTTGCATCAACCATTTTTTATTCCTGAGTAATCTGTTTCAGGCGCGAGCAATCCCCTGACGCATCGCGCCATAATTAAAAGAAAGTGAATTAATTAAATATTCGTGGTGGTATTAAATACCGGCTTCCTGTTCAAACGGAATAATAGAAAAATCTTCAATGCCCGATTTAACTGTAATTCCGGCAACACCTGCGACCGCTTTCGGTTCCAGTAAAATCGCTTCCTTGTTGATTTCCTGTTTCGTGCGAATAAAACGTTGCAGGCCAAGACGCTCCAGCGTTTCCATCACCGCATCCACTCCGCGAATACTTACCGATGGTGGGCGCTGACGCCATTGCACATCACCGGTAACGAGGTTAGCACTTTTCACTTTGCCGCCGTTCGTCAGCTCGTCACGGTTCGCTTCACACCATCCCTGAACGCCTTTTGAAAGGGTTTCAATACTGGTTTTAAGGGGTGCAATCTGTGAGGCGTATTTCTCCGTAATCTCAGCGATAGCGTCATTCATTTCCGTTTCAAGTCGTGCCGCTTCGCGTTGCAGGTCACCAATCCGGCGGATATCACATACCACGGCATCGCGGGATTGCGGAACATAAGTCGCTGCGGCGTTCCTGATTCGTTTTGCTGACTTAGCCATATAAATAAAGCTCCTGTTAATTAATATTCGCTGTATACAATACTGGATACAGCACGATTGCTTAATTCCATCTTTTTGGCTATCACATGAATAGCCAGCCCTTCTTTATAAAGTTCACGACACAAATATTTGTCGTGCTCACTGATTCGGTATGCACACAACGATATTCCGTGCCTTCTGGCATGTGCCCGGAGGGCGGTTGTGGCAACGTTCAGTTTTTTCGCCATTTCTTCAACGGTCATTTTTCCGACACTGGCTTCGATAAATTCCCGGTCTTCGCGTGACCAGCGTTTACGATTACACATCATTCCGGTCACCACTCAGTACAACAGGGGTTCGCGCAGTGATGCCGGAATATGCCGCAACGATAACTGAACTGCTTTCAGGGCAAGGGAAGAATACGCCCCCTGCGTCCAGCCTTTCGCCATTTGCCGGTACTCGCGCCAGATGTTCTGCCACTGCTCCCGTGCGTCCGGGTCTGACGCGCTGATGTATTCTCGGTCCATGACGTATTCCCATAAATCCACATTGAAAGCATTGCCAAACGTAATGGCGCGGAATACCGCCTCTCCGCAATAACGCGCACAAATGCTGTAATGGTCAAATGCAATCAGGTAAGTCTTTTCGCCATACCCCTCAACTTCGCGCGCGCAAATAAACTCGCGTAAGTCTCCGCCATTGTTATTACGCATTTTGATTCGAATTAATGCCTGGATTTCGTTTCTGATTCTGGCGTTCATTGTCAGCGCTCCTTTCAGTGACGTGTTCCTTCAACTGTCGTTTTTGTGACACTGCCACCCGTGATGACGCCGTCATTTTTCAGAATTTCAATGGCCTCATGGGTTGACTCGCAAACAATATCCCGACTTTTTTCCAGAACCAGTAACGCTACCATGCCAGCGAGTGTACATTCATCGCCGTCCAGCTCTGCACTGTGTTCTACGTTAATACTGGTACGTAAACGCTGCCCTTTAACTTCAGATGTCGCATTTTTGATTTCGATAATGACTTTTGCCATTTTGTTATTCCTCACAAATAAATAAGCCGTTATTAACGCCAGATAATCTGACAACCATTAAGACGGGCCGTCCATACTGAACGGGCAACCCCTGATTTATGCTCCATAATCCTGACAGCATTCCTGACAAGCTCCGGTGGTGGGCAGGTGATTTCAAGCACCGGGCGGGCCACGCCCAGCCAGGATTCGTTGACGTGGCTGCCGCGCTCCTGTAACCAGCTCTTTACTTCCGTTGCCATTTTGATATTCCGTGACATCATAATTTCGCTCTCCTTACGTGCGCAGCAGGGTTGAAATATCAACGTCCAGGTCTAATTCACGGAAAGCCTGACGCAGATAATCTTCATTAACACGTTCACCTTTACCGTGGGCGGTCATGGCAGCAAGGCGCAGCGAGTGGTTCAGGATGCGAAGCGCACCTGGCTTTTGTGCAATCTGCTGTAATAATTCCCGCTCGTTTTCGCCGGTAATTTGCCAGGCATCCGCAATGGCTTTTACATCATCAATTTTGGTTTTATTGATTGCCGTCCGTTTGGCAATACGGGAAAACAGGCGGGCAAATTCAACCGTTCTGTTACCACCGGTCATGTTTGAATAAACACGGTGATTCCCCATCAGAACAAGGCCAATACGGGCGGACTCCTGTAACAGGCGGAGTTCTTCCAGAACCTCAGCGCCAAGATGATCAGCTTCGTCGATAATGACCAGCCCCTGGGTACCTTCAAGACGGCGTCGCAAAGCGCGGGAGAGTGGCCCCTTACGGCGTGGTGCGTCATTCATTCCCAGTTCATAAGCCAGTTCAGTCAGGCATTCCAGAACACTGGCACAGGATGGGGTAATGGTAATCATCCAGACATTGTTATTGGTGCGACGAAATTCGCGGGCCGCTTCAGTTTTTCCCACACCTGGATTACCGCAGATAACAGAAATACTTTCAGTCAGGCTGGCAAAACGCATACTCGTCCAGATTTGGCGTGCTGTTCTGGTTTCCACAAAACGTGGTGGTTCTGGCAGCTCTGCGGCACGGTGATAGTTCTCCAGCCAGCGTTCCAGCATCTGCGCAACACGTTCATTGTCGCCGTTGTACTTGTTATTCACGAATGCGCTTAACGTTCCTGCGGCCACGCCAGACTCGCGTGCAATTTGTGCATAAGTCGCTTTTTCACTTTCTACAAGCGTGCGCAGTCCTGCGCGAATATCGGAAATATTCATCTGAATAACCTCGTAATTAAATTTTGTTTAAACGTTAATTAAATGGCTTTTTTACGTCTGTTCTGTTCCAGAATATCCAGCGAATGATTCAGATATTCATCACGATCAGTTTCATATTCATCATCGGGTTCCTGGTATTTCACCTGCACCGTGTTACCGGAAGGCCGGAAAATACCAACAACCCTTGATTCTGGCGCTGCTGCTTCGGCTATCTGCGGCAGCAGTTCAGCAACTTCCAGCGCGTCCATTTGCTTCTGCGCCTTAATGGCTGCTTTAGTTGCAGATTTCAGTTGTTTCTGGCGGCGGCGATATTCGCGGCCTGCCGCAGCATCATTAAATGCAACAGGTGCCAGACATTCCGCTTCACAGATAAACCGACCGTCCAGGGTGTAACAATAAACCGTGCTGTGTAACTGCTGTGGATCAAACCTGACCACAACTTTTTTCACGCCGGCATTCATTAACGCCATGTTGTAATAAACGTTTTTCGCGCCTTTAAGGGAGCCGCCAACTTTAAGCGTAAACTCGCCTTTGCGTGAAACGTTCACCGCCTCGGCAGGCAGTAACAGCATCCGTTTTTGTTCTTCGGTTGGCTTACGCACAATCGTTCTGGCGTATTCACGCTCGAAAACATCATCAAACGAGAGTTTGCCCCCGCACATTTCTGTTTCACGGCCTGTTCTGGCATTGAACATCGCAACACCTTCAGCAAGGGTTTTCAGAAACAGCTCTGCATCAACAGCACGGTCGCCATAGTTATCAGGTTTTGCCTGCGGATTTGGCCCCGTATATGCGCCAGCCAGTGCCGGATGCTTATCAATGTATTCTTCAAGCCCACCAACACCGAAAGCGCGTTCAACAGGTTTTGCCTGGCCCCAGCCTTTACCGGCAACAACGCTTGTCCAGTGCATTTTTGCGCCCATCAGTAAAAACAGCCCCTTTGGATCGTCCTCTTTCACTTTAAAGCGGTAACGATTGGGCGCGCCCCCCGTCAGCCATTTATTCGCTGCACCACGGGTGTTATCAATGGTGATGTGAAAATCTTCCGGGATGCCGTAGCGTGTCACCACATCCATGAATGAGAGGCGAATTGAATCGATGTTCTCGCTTACATCGCAGCGCCAGCCCAGAATTTTTCGGGTTTTCACATCCTGCCAGAACCATGTTTTCGGGCGGATCACATCACCGTTAAACCAGCGTACAAAGACGTTATGCAGATAACCGTCGCCGTTGATCCACTGCATGGCGTCCAGGTGTTCCACAGTTCGCTGCTGTGCCGGTATCAGATGCATCAGTGCATGTTCACCTTCACGGCAGGCAACAACCATTGCCTCGTCCAGTTGTTGAATCCGGCGAAAGGCCGTGGCACGGGAGGGAATACTCCAGCCATGCTCGCGGGCTGCCAGTTCCAGACGCTCATAACATTTGCGGAAGGCGGGTTTTTCCGGTCGCAGATAATCTGCAATCAGAAACTGCCAGGCATCCTCGTCAAATTCACTTTTGTGAACGTTGCGACGAGATGCACCACGTCCATCAACAAGTGCAGCCGCCCAGTCAGGCTTCGCAAACTTCTGTACCTGGTAATACTTGTCCCGCAAAGTGGATGCGCTGACCTGGTAATGGCCTGCAACGGTCGCAAATGCCGTTTTCGTTGAAATCCCCTGGTTCAGCATTTCGTCTGCAGCCTGAACCGCAGGCAACCATTTTTCAGCAAGTCTGCGCTGGGAATCGCTGGCGTTATCCCATTTGCTCCACAGTGCCTCACGATCATAATCATGGGCTTCCAGCGTGGGGCGGGCGATTTCAAAACGGCCCTGGCTTGTTTCAATTCTCCCTTGTTGCAACAGAATTTCAGCACGTAATGTGACAGGAAATGATTTGATATTGAATTCAAATGATACACCTTTAGTTCCTGCAACCTGCCTGAACTCCCAGCCTTCTCTTTGTGCCTTACGTGTAATGTTAGTGGCTTGCTTTGGTAAACCTGCCAAACCGAGCAACTCTTTTGCTGTATACCATTCTTTCATAGCGCACCTAGTATCGAGACGGCCAAATATCTTGCGGTGTCATTCCCAGTGCATCTGCAATGATTTTCTCCGCTTTCGGATATCTCTTATCCAAAGCATTTTTTAATGTTGAAGACGAAAGATGATTAGATCTTCCCAATTCAGCTAGTGACATATTGCGTTTTCGTAGCGCTGCAACGATGTCAGCTCTGTGCCAATCTTGGCTGTTAGTTCTTTTATTCATATGCATTTCATGTAATCCTTTCAGATTCCCCCGTGAGCTACGCTATAAAGTAGCTCACGGCATATCGTGCAATGTAGTGTGGAATCACTTTCAAATCAATAGTGATTTGAGAGGATTTACCGCAATTTTGCATAACGGCATGATTTTTATATGAATTTATTTTATCTCTATTGAAATCACTAGGATTTTAAATGATGTCTTTTGAAATCAAAGAATGGTTTAATGCGAAAGAGCTGGAAGGGATGCCTGGTGTACCAAAGTTGGCGACTAACATTACCAGGAAAGCTGTGGCGGAAGATTGGGTAAAACGTCAGCGTCACGGTGGGAAAGGTGTCGCTTATGAGTATCACATCAACAGTCTGCCAGAAGAAACACGCAGGGCCATTAAAGGAGCCTCACTTTCTGATAAACCAGTGCATACATCAATCGCCCATACAGTTGATGAGAGGCTAATTTATGCAATGAGCTTCTTAACACCAGATGAGCAGGCCGCAGCTGTGGAGATCATTCGTGTAGCAGGGATTAAAGGTCTTATGCCTACAATTGTCAGTAAAGATAAGGCATTAGAGGCATTAGGGATTACTGTGGAGCAACAGAAAACCCTGCAAACTCTTCAGGCATTACCACCGGAAAAAGTGAGAGAGATTTTGTCTCAGTATGAAGGCAAAGAACATAATTTCCCTGTAAGAGAAAACGATGTAAAGAAGGCTGTATAACAACCAGGTAATGGCTAAGACATAAACTTCACTCCAGGTTATTACATATGTAAGATACCCAAACAGTGATGATTGTTTTTGATACACAGCACTTGCTGAAAGCCTGGTTGTTACCGTTTTTGAAGCATTTTTGAAGCTGTACTTGAAATGATGCGTGAAGTAATTGCTTTTCGTGTCTTTAATGAATCAAAAGCTGTTTCCAACAATCTTTCGCGTTTCAAGATGTAACGGCTAAAATCTATCCTACAGGCTTGCAAGCCCCGCTAAATCTAATCCCGCCAAATCCCGAATAATCCAATGTCCTCCCGGTTTTTTTCGTACTTCACGTGAATCAATACAATGTTCAATTCCTTACTTACTGATAAGACGGTCAAGGGCGACAGCCGCGATAATTAATCCGCCCATCACCACCAGTTGGTAATAGGTTTGTACCTGCAAAATATTCAGACCGTTGTTGATGGTGCCGATGATCAACCCGCCAATCACCACAGAGAAAATGCGCCCCTTGCCGCCGAAGAAACTGGTGCCGCCAATGATGGCGCTGGCAATGGCATAGGTTTCAAAACCCATACCGGCAAGCGGTTCTGCGGCACCGAGTCGTGCAGTTGAGACGACGCCTGCCAGACCTGCACAAACACCGGAGATGATAAACACCACCAGGATGTGGAATTTCACGTCAATCCCGGAATAGAACGCCGAGTTTTTGTTGCCGCCCAGTGCGTAGATGTTGCGCCCGAGCCGCATACGCGTTGTCAGAAACCAAAGGATGAGCGCGACAATTAGCGAGAAGATAACGGGGACAGGTATCCCAATTACGCTGGCGGCAAAGAAGTTCACGAAGTCAAATGAGAAGCCGTATACCGAGTTGGCATCGGAGATCACCAGCGTGATCCCACGGAAAATAGCGTTGGTGCCAAGGGTGATAATGAACGGGTGTAGTCCCGTCCAGTTGACCAGGCAGCCGTTGATCGCCCCCAGTGCGCCGCCAACCAGTACACCGCCAATCAGCGCCGCGAGAAACGGATCAATACCTGCCAACATCAGTTTAGCGGTCACCATACCGGAAAGCGCCAGAATCGCGCCAACCGAAAGGTCGATACCAGCGACCAGGATAGCGAAAAACTCGCCCATGCCGATCAATACCGTCACGGAGCTTTGCACAAAAATCTGGGTAATATTATTGGTGGTCAGAAAATATTCTGACGACAGCGAACCAAAAATGGCGACGATGATTGCCAGGATAAAAAAGGTGCCGTATTTATCCCAGAACAGCGCAAAGTTGAACGGTTTCTTCTCGCTCGCTTCGCTTTTTACTCTTGTGGTAAAGCCCAT